CGGGTGCTCTTCCGATCTGGGAAATGAGAAGAAGAGGCCAACAGAGTCACGCTGGTTGATTGTCAACAGTTCTGGCTTGCCATCGTCCCCAATGATTCGCATGACACGCTCTGTGTCGTAAATCTTAGGAATAAGGTCTAGGCAAATTTTGCCAATGTGATTGATTGAACGGGTTAAATTGTCGTAATAATCAAAGTTTGTCAGGTCAACTTGTTGTTGCTGGCCATTCAATGCTTTGCCTGATATGTTGCCCTGTCCAAGCTGTGCTGGGTCAAACACACCCATGATGTTCTTAATATCATTGTCAACACCCATTGCCGCGGCCATAATTCCCGCTTGTGGCGGCTCTGGCTGTAGGCGAACTGGCACAGGCGCAGGGCGGCCATCAATATCAGTTTGTTTGTAACGTAACACAGGGAATGACTTAATGTTGGCATTTGCCCAATCAGTTTCATGCCCTTCGTCCTGACCTTCAGCCAGCAACCATTTAGCCTTGGGTGCTAATGCAACACCTTCAGTAATAGCGGTTTGCCAAAAGTTATACATACGCTGTGGGTCTTTGGCATAGCGAATCATGCCAAACTTTGTGCGCTTGCTTCCAATGACAATGTGTCTGCCATATACGGGAACAATGGGGATATATTTGCCAGCCCAATCACGTTCCTCAAGAATTTCAATTGCAGTCATCTTGCAATATTTAATAGTTTTCTTGACCGAATTGCGCTTGTCAACCACGGTGATGCCGTAAGCGTCAAGGCGTTTAAAAAAGTCTTTGTCATCAGCAAACGTAGATGTGCCATCGCTTAATAGGTAAAGCGTAGCCTTTTCTCTGACTGTGTAGTAATACTCAGCAAGGCGAATATCCTCTTTGGTTATCCATTCAGACTGTGAGTCGCCTGTGCCGCGCTGTGTAAAACTTGTGCCATCGTCAGCGTCTGGGTACATCTTGCGGAATTCTTCCCTCAACACCATTGTTGTAATTAAGCAACGGTCAGAATCAGAGCCATCAGGCAAAACTGAATTAGGGTCAAAGTAAACTGTAAATGGGTTATCTACAGGGTCAATGTAAATTTCTTGATCAAACGAATCGTCTGAAATGTAGTCAGTTCTGACCCGCATATAGCCCCAACCCATGCGAACTGCGTATTCAAACGCATTGTCATAGGCGTGATCAGCGTTGGAATTGACTTCAATGTGACGAATAATGCCGCCAATAGTTTGTGCGTCAACCATGTCCTCATGCGTGTTTGTAGCATGAACTTTAATGCGGGGGCGTTGCTGGCGTTGCTGATTGGAAACTTGGCGGCAATAGTTATCCACCTTATTAACCGTAATGCAAGGGCGTGATTCAACATTGCGGGAGTTTTGCAGATCAACAGGCCATTGATCACCAGAGCCAAACTTCAAATCTTCAAGCGCATCCTGACGGTTCATTGTGTCTGCATCATTGGCAAACTTTAAAAAGTCTATTGCTTCCTGAATTCGTGAGTCGTAATCATCAGCCATGATGTTGCCCTAAGTGATTTGGAGACATTTTAACTCATCCATGAGTGTTGGCTACCATAATTTGCGGTAGGTTTAGGCTTTCTGGCTTGTTTAGGCTCGTTGACCATAAGACCAATATACCTAAACGCATCAGCGCCATGTGAATAATTGTCGTGCAAAGGCGTTTTGCTAAATTGCTTGGTGTTTGGGTCAACATCGTAACGGTAATGGCGTAGGCATTGCAAGCCCTCGTGACAATTTTCCCTGTCAAACCACATGTTTGTAAACAATGTTCTGGCCGCATTGATTGAATCCATAATTGGCGTTCTAGGGATTATTCTGGTTTTGTAACCAGCATTTCTAACAATTTCCTCAATGCTTCTGCCATTGGCGGCCAACGTCTTGTTCTCAGCATCGTGTGGCAACCAAAGCGTGTCGTACATATAGCCAAAGGTTTGCATTTTGGCTAAATACTCACTCATGGTTTGCTGATTGCCTTCAATATAGCGAATTAAGCGGGTTTCCATACCTACAAACTGTAAAAACCAGATTGCTGTTGCATCAGACCATCCGAGGTCAAAGATAGCATGAACGGGCTTTGTTGCATCGTAGTTGACCTTTGTAATGCGGCCATCTAACTCAGCCAGTTGCATTTCTCTGGCAAAAATAGCACCATCTACTGTTTGACGGCATAAACCTTCCCAAACCACGTTATAAGCCTGTGGATCACGGTATTTAAGCGCATCCTTCTCAAGTTTCAGCGTTTCAGGAAACCAAGGGTTATCTGACCAGTTGACTTTTTGTACCACGCAGTTTTCAGGTGGATTAAGTACAAACCTCTGGTAAGTTTCATCGGTTTCCAACTCAGGGTTAAAAGTTATCCAAATTTCCGATTGTTCTTTACGCACAGTTGGTATCAAGATGTTCCACGAACTACGACTTACAGTTTGCGCTTCCTCAACCCAACAAATGTCTACGCCCTCGTATGATTTAACATTAGAAACATTGTTTTTTAAGCCAACAAATGAAAATTCCGACCCATTTTTGCCCCTAATGCTGGTTTGGGTAATTTCATAAAAACTGTCCAACCCTAAAGCCATAATTTGATCTGACAATAATTTGTGTACAGAATCCCTAATTGATGTCTGAAATTCACGCGAACAAAGCACTCGTAATGGGGTTTGTGCGCTTTTAATAAGTAATGCTCTAGCAACTCCCCACGATTTAGCCCCACCACGGCCACCGTATAAAACTTTATAGCGTGATGGCTTGAAAAGGCACTCTAGCTTGAGTGGGAACTCAGCTTTTGCAACAGCCTGTTCAACATCACTCATTAGGCTTTACAAATGTAACTTGAATGTTAGATAGCAAAGGCACACCATTAGCGCCAGTAAGTTCATGCTTTTGTGTTTCAGACCATCGCATTTGGGTTTTACTCCACCAAATTTGTGCTGTTGTATCACCAGCCATTGCTTTTTGAAAAATACCTTGACCAACTTTTGCATTGGCTTTTGCTTTGCCATTGATAAGTTCAAGCTGAAAGTATTTTCTTAGCGTGTCAATGTCTATGCCATCGCGCACTAATGCGGCTATTTGCTCAAACGGCACACCATAACCAGACATTGCTTCAACTTGCTTACGTTCTGCATCAGTAGGTAAAAATGGCTTTCTGCCTGATCCAGCACGCGCCCCACCATTCTGCTTTGGCTCATCTGCCTCTTTTTTAGGCAGTTGGGTGGAATTTTCAGTTGTTTTGTTCATATTTAACCTCCGCAAAAGGTTGTTTTACAGCGTTTATTTTACTGTACTTGTAACACGCGAAAGCAATCTTGGCTTGCGATGCTGTTCATCTAGTATTTTTGGCACAGTATGCTTCCATGATAACTGATGATGTATCCGTTTGTCATTTGTGCCTACTTCTGAGATTTTCACACACGATGGTGCATACATGACTGAGTAGAAAGATTTGGTGTAAGTGCCAAGGTCTAAGTAGATTTCAGTCAATCCACCTGCGTTTTGTTGAGTAACAATTTGCTGTAAGCGTAACTGCGGTGTTGTCATAAACAATATGCCCCGCCTACCCCATTCGGCATACATATTTACATCTTCGTTAATTCGTCCCATAAACTTAACTGGCCGATCTACACGAAACATAAACGAATTCATTACTTTTCGGTAAATTTCATCTTTTCGCATTTTACTTAGTAATACGCAACCCTCACCACCAATAAAGTCACCTCCTTGTGCAAATGCCACCGAGTGGAATGGTGTTGTGTCTAAAAACGTAACCAATGCAAGCAAAATATCATCCAGCTTACTTATTTTGTTTTCAGAAGTGATGTACTGCAATTCTTCGTTGGTTGAGTAATCAAAACGCGTGTAATCGTCATCTAGTTGCCAAAAATGCGTCAAACCAAGACTTTTTGTTAGCGTCAGCCGCAAGACATATACGCTTTGACTTTGAGCAAATTGCAGAGTTTTATGCACACGCTAACCCAGACCTACAAGAACTTATGGAAGAAAGTGCTTTGGTCATTA